CGCGTCCGAAATTCCTACATACCATTTTTATACTAACGAAATCATATTTTCTCATTTTAAATCATGATGTTAATGTTAATCTGTGTTTGCTTGTTTTACTTGTTTTTAGTGCTCTGCCGCCAAAGTGCCGCCATTTATTAGCGATGCCAGTTGAGGTTATGAAGTGGATTTTTGGTAACGGCATCTTCCAGATGATCCGGTGCAAAATGGGCATAAATCATGGTCATTTTAATATCAGCGTGTCCTAAAATATCCCTCAATACCAAAATGTTTCCGCCGTTCATCATAAAGTGGCTGGCGAAAGTGTGGCGCAGAACGTGGGTACATTGACCTTCAGGTAGTTCAATTCCAGCTCGTTTTACCGCACGCTCAAAAGCCTTTCGGCATGGTGTGAATAACTTTCCTCTGTTTTTGGGTAATTCTTCATACAGTTCCTGAGAAATAGGAACAGTTCGGTTTTTCTTTCCTTTTGTTTTGGTATAGGTAATTCGATACTTTGATATCTGGTTACCTTGCAGGTTTTCGGCTTCGCTCCATCTTGCCCCGGTAGCCAGGCAAATCTTGGCAATCATTAGCAGACTGGGACTTTGAGATTCAGCACATGCGTCAAGCAGGCGTTTGATTTCATCAGCAGCAAGGAACGCCAGTTCACCTTCTGCAATTTTGAAAGTTGGCAGACCGGCGAGGGGGTTGGGTGCAGACCAATGTCCCAGCTTTTTCAGTGTGCCAAAAACTGAGGATAGGTTACGCTGTTCAAGGTTCACCGTTCTGGGCTTAACCGGTGACATGAGCACGCCATCTTCGTTTTTGACCTCACCTTTTAATCTGGCTTCCCGGTACTTTGTGAAATCACCTGCTGTCAATTCAGAAGCGATGGGATCGCCAAGTCCATTACAAATGATTTTTAACTTAGCCATTAATCGCTTAGGGTCAGCGAGTGTCTGACCGTACAGGGAATACCATTGCTCAATCACTTCTGACAGTTGTCGCCGATCTTCCTTTTCTCCCAGCCAAGGTTTCTTGTTTACCTCATCCATGGTGAAATTCTCAAACGCAATGGCTTCGCCTTTCGTCGCAAATTGTTTGCGTACGCGTTTGCCATCTCTTCCGTTTGGGTAGCATTCACATAACCACTTTCCGTTCGGCTGTTTTCTGATGGTCATATCAAAGGCTCTTAATAATTTTCAGTGCGCGACCTATTACCTCAATGTCATCCAGTTCGCACTCAAACGATGAATCATCCTGATGCACTACTAATCTGTTTCCCGGGAGTCGTGTCAATTTTACAATGCTTTTTATCCCGTCGATGTCCACTAACCACGTACCATTTACTGGTGGTGTTTGGTTGCGATCTATTAAATAAGAATCACCAGAAGTACTCACCAGCAGCAGGTTGCTTGAGTCTGAGGGGAGTATGCTGCTATCAATGATTGCTTTTCCAGCATCGACCAATAAACCACCGTTGAGAGTTGCCTTGTCAATTTCAGGAGATACAAGCTCAGAAAGAGGTTTAACCCTGCTGGAGTTCACAGAATTGATATTTTTTTTAGGGTCAATTTTTGAACCTGGCTCGCCTTGTCCGGTGGTTAGCCACAGTAAAGAAACTCCTGTTTCCAAGGCGCACTGAATCACCCACTCTGCGGGAAAGCTATCTCTTAAGTATCTGTTTGCCATAGTGCTTTTTGATGCGCCTAAGTGATCGCAAAGTTGCTGTCTGGACTTGAAATCATAGGCTGCCATTAGTCTATGGATAGCCTCTCTTCCCCCTGTATTCTCGCCAGCTTTTACCTGTATCATTTCTTAATCCTATTGACGTATCAAATATTGGATCGTAGTATCTCGATGTATCAAATATTGAATCTAATAAAACAAGATAAAACGACATAAACCAAACCTTAATCGAGAGATACTGCACTATGAGCAACGACATTTCAATTCGTGTACCAAAAGTGATGGCGACACCTGCAGAGTTCGCGGAATGGGAAGGCCGCTCTCGCGGTTCGGTATATCAAATGATTCATAATGGTAAGCTCGCTAAATTCTTGGAAAAAAAGGAAAAACCGAAAGACAGAGTATGTATACGTTACCTTGAGTACAAAAAGGAACAAGTCAGGAAAAACATGGGCCAATCCAATTTCAATTTTAATGTCATCGTTGGTGGCTAAGTTCAATTATGAGAACTTTCTAAGGGGGCAGCATGTTTGATTACAAGATTTCCAAACATCCGCATTTTGATGAAGCCTGTAGAGCTTTTGCACTACGCCACAATATGGCGAAGCTGGCAGAACGTGCAGGAATGAATGTTCAGACACTGCGAAACAAACTCAACCCAGATCAACCGCATCAGCTCACAGCGCCAGAAATCTGGTTGCTCACCGATCTGACTGAAGATTCAACGCTGGTAGATGGCTTTCTGGCACAGATTCACTGCCTGCCATGCGTACCAATTAATGAGGTGGCAAAAGAGAAACTGCCACATTACGTCATGAGTGCAACCGCAGAGATCGGGCGTGTTGCTGCAGGTGCGGTATCTGGCGATGTAAAAACCAGTGCAGGTCGTCGTGATGCTATCAGCAGCATTAACTCTGTAACACGACTGATGGCGCTGGCGGCTGTTTCATTGCAGGCCCGTTTACAGGCTAATCCTGCGATGGCGAGTGCAGTTGATACCGTGACTGGCCTCGGTGCTTCATTTGGTTTGCTGTGAGGTGCTTATGCTGACGAAAGAACCATCATTTGCATCGCTGCTGGTTAAACAAAGCCCGGCAATGCATTACGGTCACGGCTGGATCATGGGGGAGGATGGTAAACGCTGGCATCCGTGCCGTTCACAAGATGAATTGCTGGCAGAACTATCTACGAAAAAACGGGGGAACAAATGGCTATTGAAGGCACTGCAGCAACTGTTCCATTAAGCCCCGGTGAACGCCTGAATGGACTTAATCACATTGCGGAGTTAAGGGCGAAAGTTTTTGGCCTGAATATTGAGTCAGAGCTTGAGCGGTTTATTAAAGATATGCGTGATCCATGGGATATCAATAATGAACAAAATAAAAGGGCACTGGCTGCCATATTCTTTATGGCAAAAATTCCAGCTGAACGTCATAGCATCAGCATTAATGAGCTGACCACTGACGAAAAGCGGGAGTTGATTAAAGCAATGAATCATTTTCGTGCAGTGGTGAGCTTATTTCCCAGACGGCTAACCATGCCGAATTAACCAACTAATGAAATTAATGGCGTAAACCCGCCGGGCATCCCTTTATCTAAATTCAGGAGAATTGATTATGCGTAATATTGAAACCCTCACGACTAAAACCGGACCGGATGATGCAGGGCTTAATATTTTACTGACAGAGGCTCGTCTGGAAGAACGCCGGGCAAGGGCTGAAGCAATGGCAGCTCGCCTTGATAGCCTGGCGTGTCATATCACATCCCGCCAGCTAAACCACGTCGAAGCAGCAGAACTGCTGCGTGTGACCGCTGAAGCAATCCAGAACGAAGCGCAGGAGATCCACTGATGGCTGATGCAATGGATCTCGTACAGCAGCGAGTTGAAGAAGAACGCCAGCGTCATATCCGTGCTGCCCGTGCCAAAACGCCGGGCGTGTCCCGCGTGCTTTGCGTTGAGTGTGAAGCGCCAATTCCGCCAGCACGCCGTCGTGCCATTCCGGGTGTGCAGCTTTGCATTACCTGTCAGGAAATCGCAGAGCTGAAAGGCAAACATTACAACGGAGGTGCTGTATGAGCACCATCCTGAAATGGGCGGGAAATAAAACCGCCATAATGTCCGAACTGAAAAAGCATCTTCCTGCTGGCCCGCGACTGGTTGAACCTTTCGCGGGTTCCTGTGCAGTGATGATGGAGACGGATTACCCCAGCTATCTTGTTGCGGATATTAATCCTGATTTAATCAACCTCTATAAAAAGGTTGCTGCTGATTGTGAGGCGTTTATATCTCGTGCCAGAGCTTTATTTGAGGAAGCAAACAGGGAGGTGGCTTATTACAACATAAGGCAGGAGTTTAATTACTCCACTGAAATTACTGATTTCATGAAAGCGGTATATTTCCTGTATCTCAATCGTCACGGTTACCGTGGTTTATGTCGCTATAACAAGAGCGGGCATTTCAACATTCCCTACGGTAATTATAAAAATCCGTATTTCCCTGAAAAAGAAATTCGCGCATTTGCAGAGAAAGCCCAGCGGGCAACGTTTATCTGCGCCAGCTTTGATGAAACGCTGGCGATGTTGAAGGTGGGGGATGTGGTGTATTGCGATCCGCCTTATGACGGTACGTTTTCCGGCTATCACACTGATGGTTTCACTGAAGATGATCAGTATCACCTGGCATCCATTCTTGAACATCGGTCATCAGAAGGACATCCGGTCATTGTTTCTAACAGTAACACGTCTTTGACCCGGTCCCTTTATCGTAATTTCACTCACCACTACATCAGGGCGAAACGCAGCATCGGCGTTGCAGCGGGGGAGGGAAAATTTGCAACTGAGATGATTGCCACTAAATCTGCTAATTGGTTTAGTGCCGATTTTAGTAGGGGACGTGACTCTACTGTTATTTTCGGGGTGCAAGTGTGAAAGAAATGCACCACGGAATTCATCATTTCCATGGGACGCCTGTCTGGGGAAGTGCTGGCGACGTTCATCGTATTGCGGTGAGCGGAGCTGGCGCTTTCGTCTCCTATGTACGACCAGATCAGATTGCGGCGTCCATTCAGCACGCTCAGGTCGTCGGCATTGATAACGGCGCATTTTCTGCATGGGTGCGTGGGCTAAAAATTAACTGGAGTGATTTTTATAAATGGCTCCTGAACTATTACCACCATCCTAAGGTCGCTTTTTTTGTCATTCCTGATGTTGTGGACGGAGGTGAACGTGACAATGATGCCCTGATAAACGAAGTTCCGAAAATGTTCTACGGGAAGGCAACTCCCGTCTGGCATCTGCACGAGTCAATCGATCGGCTTATCGAGCTATGTCGTGAATGGCCTCGTGTCTGCTTTGGATCGTCTGGTGAATATGCGGCTATCAGAACTGCGCACTGGCATCGTCGTATGCAGGACGCTTTTGAAGCAATTTATTGCCGACACAATTTCAAAACAGCTGTTCATGGTTTGCGCATGCTTGACGGTCGTGTGTTGGGAAATTACCCACTGGCGACTGCCGACAGTACAAATCTTGCCTGCAATGTCCCCAAATTTAATAGCAAATATCCTGAGCTGACGCGGGCTATTCAGGAGGCTGAGTATTCGCGCAATCTGACGGAAAAGGAGCTGAAAGCTGTCATTCTGAAAAACCGTTGCGCAATTTTAAAAGGTGCAATTGAAGCTGTTCGCCCACCTTCAGTTTCTGATTGGCTGTCGAATGGTTTGCAGCCTTCACAGCTCGAACTGGAGATTGCGTAATGAACTACAGCTATTCCTGGAATGCTGAGAAAAAAGCAATCAATCCTTACGTAGAGACAGAAGAGCAATCTTCAGTTTCTGCGCTTTCAAACCTGATCGCTCTGTACGCTGCCGATAACGAGCAGGAACAGCTGCGCCGCGAGGCACTGAGTGATCAGGTCTGGGAGCGTTATTTCTTTAATGAATCCCGTGATCCTGTCCAGCGCGAAATGGAGCAGGATAAGCTCATTAGTCGGGCAAAGCTGGCGCATGAGCAGCAGCGTTTTAATCCAGATATGGTCATTCTGGCGGACGTCAATGCCCAGCCTTCCCATATCAGCAAGCCACTGATGCAACGTATTGAATACTTCAGCAGCCTGGGCAGGCCAAAGGCTTATTCCCGCTATTTGCGTGAGACGATTAAGCCATGTCTGGAACGGCTGGAGCATGTACGCGACTGTCAGCTATCCACTTCTTTTCGCTTTATGGCAAGCCATGAAGGGCTGGACGGCCTGCTGATCCTGCCTGAAATGAGTCAGGATCAGGTGAAACGCCTGTCCACCCTGGTAGCTGCGCATATGAGCATGTGCCTTGATGCAGCTTGTGGCGATTTGTATGTCACCGATGACGTTAAGCCAGAAGAAATCCGCAAGACATGGGAAAAGGTGGCAGCGGAAACCCTGCGTCTGGATGTCATCCCGCCTGCGTTTGAGCAACTCCGCCGGAAAAGAAACCGCCGTAAACCCGTGCCCTATGAACTCATTCCGGGTTCGCTGGCGCGTATGTTGTGCGCTGACTGGTGGTACCGGAAATTATGGAAGATGCGTTGCGAATGGCGGGAAGAGCAGTTGCGTGCTGTCTGCCTGGTCAGCAAAAAAGCATCTCCCTATGTCAGCTATGAAGCCGTGATGCATAAACGTGAGCAGCGCCGTAAGTCGCTGGAGTTTTTTCGTTCTCATGAACTGGTGAACGAAGACGGCGACACGCTGGACATGGAGGATGTGGTAAACGCCAGCAGCAGCAACCCTGCGCATCGCCGCAATGAGATGATGGCCTGTGTTAAAGGCCTGGAGCTTATCGCGGAAATGCGCGGTGACTGCGCCGTTTTCTACACCATCACCTGTCCGTCACGTTTCCATTCCACGCTAAATAATGGCAGGCCCAACCCAACTTGGACAAATGCGACGGTAAGACAAAGCAGTGATTATCTGGTCGGCATGTTTGCTGCATTTCGTAAGGCGATGCACAAAGCCGGATTGCGGTGGTATGGCGTGCGGGTGGCTGAGCCGCATCATGACGGTACAGTTCACTGGCACCTGTTGTGTTTTATGCGCAAAAAAGACCGCCGCGCCATCACTGCATTACTGCGTAAGTTTGCCATCCGTGAAGACCGTGAGGAACTGGGCAATAACACTGGGCCGCGCTTTAAGTCTGAGTTGATTAACCCGCGCAAAGGTACGCCAACAAGCTACATCGCGAAATACATCAGTAAGAACATTGACGGGCGTGGTCTGGCTGGCGAGATCAGCAAGGAAACGGGGAAATCCCTGCGTGATAATGCTGAATACGTTAATGCCTGGGCGTCTCTGCATCGTGTTCAGCAATTCCGCTTCTTTGGCATTCCGGGGCGTCAGGCTTACCGTGAACTGCGATTGCTGGCTGGTCAGGCGGCAAGGCAACAGGGGGACAAAAAAGCAGGTGCGCCGGTACTGGATAACCCGCGCCTTGATGCCATCCTGGCTGCTGCTGATGCTGGTTGTTTTGCCACCTACATCATGAAGCAGGGCGGCGTACTGGTTCCCCGCAAATATCACCTCATCAGAACCGCTTATGAAATCAACGAAGAGCCGACCGCCTATGGCGATCACGGCATTCGTATTTATGGCATCTGGTCACCTATTGCAGAGGGCAAGATCTGCACTCATGCCGTGAAGTGGAAAATGGTTCGTAAGGCCGTTGATGTTCAGGAGGCGGCAGCCGACCAGGGCGCTTGCGCCCCTTGGACTCGTGGCAATAACTGTCCCCTTGCTGAAAATTTGTACCAACAAGGGAAAGACAAATCAGCTGATGGAGATACCAGAACGGATATCACCCGCATGGATGACAAGGAGTTGCACGATTACCTGCACAGTATGAGCAAAAAAGAGCGCCGGGAACTGGCAGCAAGGTTACGCCTGGTGAAACCGAAACGGCGTAAAGACTACAAACAGCGAATTACAGACCATCAGCGACTGCAGCTCGTGTATGAACTGAAGTCCAGGGGATTTGATGGCAGCGAGAAAGAGGTCGATTTACTCCTTCGCGGCGGCAGTATTCCGTCAGGAGCAGGCCTGCGTATCTTCTATCGGAACCAGCGTTTGCAGGAAGATGATAAGTGGCGAAACCTGTATTAATTACGCGGGTTAACAATTCGTGCTCTTAATAATACCAGGCATATCAGGCTGATGAGCGTAAAAAAACGTTTTACATCAGTAAGATTATTATATACTGTAAATATAAACAGTGGTTATGTATACAGTATTGCTTTGGTGTCATAGGAGGAAAGATGCAGGACTATTTTTTGGAGTCTTTGAAGCTCCAGCGCATTGATTTTTTTCTTAAGCTTGTAGCGGCTAGTGAGTGTAGTGATGAAGAGAAGGGGCTGGCTCTGCAGTGGGTTTCTGAACTGACAGATGAACTCATGGCAAAAATCAGAACCCACGAATACAACCGCTCAATGGATGTCATCAGCTGAGGTGACTTTTATGCGCATTGAAATAATGATCGATAAAGAGCAGAAGATTAGCCAGTCTACACTGGACGCCCTTGAATCCGAGCTTTACCGCAATCTGCGCCCCCTGTATCCCAAAACGGTAATTCGTATCCGCAAAGGTAGCTCTAACGGTGTGGAACTTACCGGATTGCAACTGGACGAAGAAAGAAAACAAGTGATGAAAATTATGCAGAAGGTGTGGGAAGACGACAGCTGGTTGCATTAAGAAACGTTGCTGGCGTCTGAACCTGCTTCTGGCGTCAGCAAGGTTGAACCGCGAGCCTTGAGAGGCGTTAACCATAAGTAAAAAGACAGTAATCACTTGATTATCTATCAGGGCGAGACCTATGCTGCACTTTTAGTTATAACTCATAATGTATTGAAATTATTAGAATATATGTCATTCTTAAAATGTGTATGCTTATCAAGGAGCAAGAATGAAACGTGGCATTGTAGCTAATCCTAATGAAATGAGTTTTCATAGAAATAATAGTACGGTCTATCTTGGGGCAGGTTTAACTGAGCAGGATATTAATTATTTCTGCTTTTACTGGGATGATGTGGTTATTCTAGATAGTGAAAATATTCACTCGATTGTGCCTAAAGAAAAAGAATTATTAGATAATGGGGTATTACGTAGACCTATTATGAAACATGATGGTATGCTGAATATCCAAGACTTTCCATTTTTATATACGGAATTTCAGTTGCAGACATTGGATGAATTCAGGAAGAACGAGCCTGCTACTTATTGGCACTTTCATCAAACAGGGGAGAATTTAATATATGATAAAGAACAGAAAACGGCCCTTCAGTTGAGATTGGAGTTGTTTAATGTTCTGAGAATTCCTGATAAAGATGCTCATATAGAAGATATATTACGTTTTAAAGATGATTGTCAGGATGATCTTAATGCGTTACATGAGTACTTAGAAAAACTGTATACTGAAGTCCTTTATTCTAGAGACCCTAATCTAACGAGGGCTAAAAATTTTTCTTTATTACAAGAGGCTGTAGTTAATCTTGATAAAGCTATCGAAGGGAAATGGAGAAATCCTATCAGAATGGGAGTCAAAGTTAATCCAGAAGTAGATGGTGGGCAGGTTATGGAATTTTTAAAACCGTTGTACCATGCTGCTATTGCTGGTGATTCAGGCGGTATTATTCCCGGTATGGTTACAGCCTTGGCAACCGCAATTCCAAGTTTTATAAAATTCCAACCAGAATGGGTGGGCTTTAGAGATAAGGGGCCTAAAGAATTAGCTTATCTTACCAAAGCAACGCATAAGGGGTTGATTAAGAGAGCTTAAGGCATTTTAATCGATTTTCGCAACTATATTCCTTCGTAACCACACAAGTGCATGACTATGCCGCATGAATCCGCATGATCGTTTGAGGATCGTTTTAGCTGAGGCCCGCTAGGAATGGCGGGCCTTTGCTTATGTCATGCAGGCGCATGAAAACCACTACATAAAGCGGGCAGGCGTGGCGGGGATACGAGCGCGCGTTGTGGCTTGCAGCGGTGATTCTTTACATAGTGTTATCTTGAATTTATTGTAGCATTTTCGTAACAAACTAAGGTTCTTCGATTGCATAGATAGGAAAAAGTGTTTGTTTGTTAGTCACTGCTTGATTACACTCGTCTACTCTTGAAGTAGACGATAGGTATTCGCTAGCACTTTAGGGTAATCAAACAACCTGTAAAGAGAGGATTATTGTGCAGGTAGTTCATATAGGGTTTCATAACTGCCTTAATCGTGGCAGTTATGAGACGATACGGCAAAGCGTACCCTTTTTAAGCCGTTCAGGCCCTAAACAATGGTTAACTCAAGGTTACTATTTTTGGACTGATGACCCATACTGGGCTCATCAGTGGAACGAAGGTCATGATACGGTGATTAGTGAATTTTCTATCACCTTTGATTCAAAGGATGAGTTGCTTGATTTGGTTGGAAATGCTCGAGATATCAGGCAATTTGAAGCTATGCGTCAGAAAGTTGCCAGTACTTTGACTCGAATGAGCGCCTTGCATATCACAGTCAATCAGGTCATTAGCTTTTTTAGAGAGCTCGAGCAATCTGATGATTTTAAAGGCGTATTTCCATATGCTGCTGTTAAGGCACAAGATAGTACGAAAGTGTCTAATCTTATAAGACTTAACTTTGTAGATGAGCGCCCAGAACAGATGGTTTCATTTACCCGTCAGCAAATGTGTGTTTATGAACATGCTCGAGGTAAGATAGAGTTTAGAAGATTTATCTTTCCAGAGCATTTCTGTGAGAAGGATTAAGGAGGAAAAATGCTTTCCTTTGAACAAAGAATGGCCTTACTTAACAAGGCATTACAGCAGTATACTCCTGAGTCGCTTTATGAAAAATTAAGCTCGTACCCGGCTTATGGACCAACAATCGTAAGCTACGAGCTTCCAAGCTCTGAAGGGTTCATTACATTGAGACCACGTCTGATCAATCATGCTGCTGAACGTTCAGTGGATTTCTTTTCAGATGATACTGAATTGGATTTAGCGGCCTGACGATGAAACTAAGATTACGGGATAATACTGTTACTCGACTGTTGTTTGTCGATGCTGAAGGGCGCAAAATCGAATCTGGTTTTGCGCTTCGATTTAAGCCCATTTTTGATGAAAATCCGCGCGAATTTTCAGTATTGTTTGATTTTTATTACATTACTGAGAATGATCGGGCATTACGAGTCGAGTTTCAAAGTGTTTTTGAAACAGATAAAGACATTGACGATTCTTTTAAAGAATCGAAGTTTCCAGTTGTTAATGCTCCTGCGATATCGTTCCCGTTTTTACGTTCGTTTGTTGCCAATTTTTTGATGACAAGTGGGTATACACCGATCCTGCTTCCTAGCTTTAACTTTACAACTTTTGAACAGGATATCGGGAAGTTTCCTAACTGAGAAAAGGGCTATGTTTAGCCCTTTTTTATTAAGTTGATTCAATTTTTATCTAAGCTCATGGTGTAAGGCTCGAAGCGGATCACTTCTTCACCAAGCCAGTCGTTAAGCTCCTGTAGCCTTTTCTGTAGTGGGATAAGTTCGTTGCGAACAAAAACTTTGCTGGCTTTCTCTACATCCCCAAAACCCCCAACATTATTCGGCATAATCCCCATCATCTGTGGCGGAACACGATGCGCGGCCATCATGTCATCACGACTCACGTTCTTGATGTTCAGAAATTCATCTTTCGCTGCGACTTCTGACAACGGGATGATCTGAAGCCCGTCCTTTTTGCCGTTAGGCGAGTACATAAACAGGTTGCGGAAGTTACCCGGTCCTTTGGCGCTTTTCATCGCGTGGCGGAGGTTGTTCACGTCCTCCTGGTTCTGCGCGGCATCGGTCATGTACATGATGAAGCCAGCATGACTGCCGTTTATGTAATACTTTCGACGGAACAGCGTGGCGGACTCATTGAGCAGGGCGGACGGAATAGCAGAAAGATAGCCGGGCAGGCCATAGATCTCCTGATTTATGTCCGGTTCCATCAGATGGAAAATGCTGCCTTTCGTGAACTGATACGGCTGCGTGGTCATGCCGTATTGCACAAACCAGTAGGTATCCAGGTCTAACCCGCGTCGGGTGTATTTTGCCAGCGCAGGCTCAAGGGCGATAACTTCACCGAAGCGGTTAGTGCGTTTCTCCAGGTAGGCGTTACCAAATACCAGATAGTCCTGCACAAAACGCGAAAAAGCCTGCTGGCTGAGCAGCGGGTGAGGGATGTAGGTGCTGGTCAGAATGTTGCATTTCACCGCAATTGGTGAACTGTGATGCACGGCAGCGCGGAAGGTGCGCGCCAGTCCGTCAAAGCTGACAGGAGGCTCATACCAGCGATCTGTCTGTACGCATTCCACATAGTCCAGCAGTTCGCGGCGGTCAAGTACAGGAACGGGATCACCGAAGCTGAATGCTTCGGCTGAAGTCTGGCTTTTATGCTTGAGCTGATTCGTCGCCGCAGCGCGGTTTTTCTTACTCTTTCCCATCAAAAAATCTCCACAATATTGCTGGTATTGGCGGACTCGCCCTGCAGCGGTTCGTTAAACAGTGCGTGCATCGTTGCCCAGGCCAGATCGGCGTGGCTGGCTTCTTCGCTGCGGCTGGCTTCATAGGTCGGGCGGTTGCCACTGGCGGTGGTGGCGCGACGGATTGCCATAAATGACTGCGCTATGTCGGTGTGTCCGGCGTCAAACTCCAGACGACGGTGACTGATAATGTCGTAGGCTTTGAGTACCAGGGCGTTTTTAACGTTGGGGTTGTAGACAAACTCCCGGACGGCAGGAAAGAACGCTTTCACGTTCTCGTAAACCCCGTGACCGACACCTGTTGAGTCGATGCCGATATAGGTCACGTTGTACTGTTCGGTCAGTTTTTTGATGGCGTCAGCCTGGGCGCGGAAGTCCATCCCGCGCCACTGGTGACGCTCAAGAATGCGAAACTTACCGCCTGGCACGGCTGGCGGTGCCACCACCACGCATCCGGCGCTGTCGCCGTTCTGCGTACCTTTTGCCGGGTCATAACCGATCCACACCTCGCGCCAGCCAAACGGGCGCAGGGCCAGTGCATGAAAGTCGGTCCAGACTTCCCAACTGTCCACCATGCACGCCTGCAGTTCGCTGAGCGGGAACACGGACGCGAGATCGTCCACGAACTCGCACATCAGCAGGTTCTGGTATTCGTCCGGGCTGTACTCCATGCGTAGCTGGTCGAGGTCGAACAGGTTACAGCCGCCGCGCACCGCATCTTCCACGGTGACTATCTGGCGGTATTGCCCGTCTGCGCACAGCAGGCCGGGGGCCAGATTGCTGTGGGACAGGTCGATGTCCACCTTGTCGGCTTTGTTGCGTCCACGGTTGAACAGCGCACCGGACCAGAACGGATAAGCACTGTGGGTCAGGCTGGATGGCGTGGAAAAATAGGTTTGTCGCCATTTTTTGTGAATAGCCATACCGGAAGCCACTTTACGCAACTCCTGAAATTTCGGTATCCAGAAATATTCATCCAGATACAGGTTGCCGTGATAACTCTGGGCAGTGCGGGCATTGGTGCCGAGGAAGTAAAGCGTGGCACCGTTAGGAAGCACCATCGGATCACCTTTCAGCTCCACCTCCACTTCTTTGGCGAAGTCGATGATGTACTGCTTAAAGACGTGGGCCTGTGCCTTGCTGGCGGAAAGGAAAATCTGGTTACGTCCGGTCAGCAGGGCGTCAATCAGGGCTTCACGGGCAAAATAGAAGGTTGCGCCGATCTGGCGTGACTTCAGCAGGTTGCGGATGCGGTTGGTTTTTCCGGCTTCCCACCAGTGGCGCTGGTAGTTGAACATGGAGGAATGGAAGATTTCTTCCAGCTTCTCAATCTGTTCATCGGTGAAA